AAGCAAGATATCTGAACTGGAGAGTCGTACATTTGCGGCTCATATTCACGTTCAAACATACCTCGCAGGTACAGAAGACGGTCAGACATTAGCCCAGAACATCAAGGAATGGGCCAGAGCGGACAATTTGGAATTATCCGATTTATCTAGCCAGCTGTCGCAAAAGGTCTCAGAAGCCCTGAAAGACGGCATCATTGATGTGAATGAAGAAGAAGCTATTAGCGCTTTGCAGGAGAAGATGAACAGCATAACTGCTCGCTGGAAAGAAGCAGAGGCACAGGCTCAGTGGGACTGGATAAACCAGAAATACGGTCATTTAAGTGCAGCTGATCTGGAAAGCGGTTCATTTACAGACTTGATGGATGAAATGCGAAGCCAGCGTGAGACTGCAATGGAAAGCATTAAAGCAGATACGACTCAGTGGTATTCGGAATTGGAGGCAATGAAGGACTATGGAAGAATTACTCCTGAACAGTATGAGAGCTACAAAGAGCAGACTGGATGGTATGTAAGAGGCCAAGAAGGTTCCGAATTGTCGAAGAGTCTTGAGCTTGGAAGCAACACTCTGAATGACACATACGGCGAGAAGATTACCGGAAACATCCAGACGCTTACAGAAAATACACAGAATGCTTTGAAGAGTGCGGAAACCAGTTTACAGAGCGAAAGTTATGGAATGATTGCGGGTACCTTTGAAGATGCGTTTAAATCAATGGATGATGGTAGCGGATTCTTTGGATTTGGCGCAAACGCTAATCAGAGAGCACTAAACGAGCTGTATCAATCAATGGCACCAGACGTTAGTCGGATGGGAAACTTGATTGACCAGTACAGAGAAGCAGGGCAGGCAGTACCGAAGAGCCTTATGGAAGGATATAAGGAAGCAATCGAAGTTGGTGCGGCAGCAGGTGATGTTGATGCGGCTTGGCAGAATTACGCCAACCAAATTCTTGAATCCGGAAGTGAAGAAATGAAGAGCGTTCTCACAGACCCGAGCAATCCTGCGTACAAAGATTTGCACGAACAGTTACCTGATGAGCTTAGAACTGCAATTGATAGGGCTGCGGCAGAAACAACAACAGATGAGATAACTCTTGAAGGGTTGAGAGCCGCTGTTGATGGAGATGTGGATATTGATAAAGATTCCTGGGTATCAGCACTGAATGAAAAACTGGGAGATCTTGCAACTACTGAAGAGGTTACTGCTGACAGCATAAAGATTAAAGTTGAGCAGGGGGATTGCCTTTGGGAAATTGGCAATGCTCTTGGAATTGACTGGCAGACTATTGCGGAACAGAATGGCATCGAAAGCCCATACGTTATTCATCCAGATCAGGAACTCACCATCTCCATGGACACAATAACTGCTGAAATGGACGGAGATAAGGCGCAGGCTGCTATCGAGCAGGCAATGTCGGCTCTGGATGCCGAAGGGGCAGAAATGTCCGTTACAGCAGAAGGAGTGAAGGTTGATCTGGCAAATGTTGAAGTGGATTCTGATGTAGCGGCGGCTCAGATCGAGTCGGCTCTTGGCATGGAATCCGGGACACTTGCAGCCAATGGCATTGAAATACAGGCAGGAGCAACAGTAACAATTCCACAGGAATTGGTACAGGTTGATACATCTGGCATACAGAGTGCTACTGAGGCGCAGACAGAAACAGAGCCCGTGGAAACAGATACGTCTGCAAATGTTAATATCACTGAAGCAACTACAGATGCGTCTGGTGCCAAGGAACAGGCACAGTCGGAAGTGGAATCTACATTTTCAGAATCTATGCCGGCAGATGGCCATACCGATGTAACGCTCGATCAAACGAACAATGCAGCAGAAGTATATTCTGAAGTGGCGTCTGAAGTACAGTCTACATTTTCAAATCCGATAGCGGCATCATGCACTGTTAATGTAACTCTTGACTGGCATATCACAAATCCATCTGCCGGAATTACAACCTCCGGAAGCGGTTCTTCTGTAACGGCATCTATTACAGGCAATGCAAAAGGAAGCATTGTTACCGGTCCACTGTTGTCCTGGGTAGGTGAAGATGGTCCAGAGGCGATTATTCCTCTTGGTTCAAAACGCCGTGATAGAGGTATGGATTTGTGGTTGCAGGCAGGACGTGCGCTTGGAGTAAAAGAATATGCAGACGGCGGCATGATTGGTGATGTTCCGTTGTCAGGCGGTTCCTCAGACTCGACTTCTGGAGATTCTTCTGGTAGCGGAGACAAGGGGCAGGTTGTGATTAACATGAACCCTGTGTTCAATATCAACGGAAATAGCGGAAATGATACTGTCAATACCATCAAGGAAAAACTGAAAGAGCTGATTAATGAGATGTCTGGTGAACTGGCAACAAGATTACTTGAATCATATGCAAATATGCCAACTTAGGAAGGAGGGGAAACATGGAAGTAACTGTAAAAGAAGCAGCTAATAAGAAATCCAGCCTTCGTTTTCCTTCTCTTCCAGACAAAGAGATAAGGGTCAAAGGAAATGCAAAATATCAGAAATACGACATTATAAAACAGGGCGTGTTTGCATTTCCAACCGGACCTGATATAAGAACATATGAATGGGATGGATACCTCTGGGGAAGAGCCAGAAAAAAGATGTCCACTATACATACGAAGTGGCTGGATCCGAAATCTGTTATAAAGAAGCTGGAAAACTGGCGAGATAAGGGAACGGTTCTGAACCTTATCATTTCTGCCGGCGGCGGCATCAATGTTGATGTGACGATTAATAGCTTTGAATATAAGAAATTTGGCGGGAAAGGAGATTACTCTTATAGCATTTCCTTTTATCGTTATCGTCCGCTTAAAATCCAGACCACAAAGGACCTTGGCATTGATAAGAAGAAAAAGAAGACGACAACCCGAACGAACCTGAAAAAGAGTTCAACAGATAAGAAAAAACAGACATACACCATTAAATCTGGTGACTGCCTGTGGAATATCGCAAAGAAATTTTACGGATCAGGAGCAGATTGGAAAAAGATTTATGATGCAAATAAGACAGCGATAGAAAAGGCTGCGAAAAAATACGGGCATAAGGATAGCGACCAAGGGGATTGGATATTCCCTGGAACTATCCTTACGATACCGTAAAGGAGGCATTATATGATTGATCCGCTGAAATATTCTTATTATTTAGTCCTCGTGACTGAAAAAAAGAAAAAATATGACATCACCAATTTTGTCGAAGATTTGGGATGGGAAGAGCTGGAAAACGAACTTGCAGCCAGATTGTCGTGCACTGTAAAGAATGATAAGACCACAAAAGGCAGGATTTCCAGTTTGTCTAAACCGGGATGTTATTTGTACTTGTATTATCGGTACAAGACTGGAACTGCACAGGAAGCTATGCGTGGCCGGATTGTAGAATGGAATCCATCTGCAAAGTCAAGCAGTCAACCATTAAAGCTGAAGGCCTATGATAACCTGTATGATTTGCAGGAGTCGGAAGACTGTGTATATTATTCTTCCGGAGCAAGAACCAAGCAGGTTATACAGGATTATTTCAAGAAATGGGGTATACCAATTGGTAAATATACCGGACCTGATGTGGTCCACGGAGTTATTAAGGAAGACAAGAAGAAACTCGGCACAATGGTCAAAGATATTCTGGATGAAGCGAAGAAAAAGGGTGGGGGCTATTCTGCAATCCGTTCTGTCAAGGGCAAAGCCCAGATTCTGGCAATTGGCAGCAACAAGAACATTTATCATTTTGCCGAAACAGAAAATCTGATAAGTGTTTCTCATAAGATCAGCACTTCGGGAATGGTTACGCGAGTAAAGATTCTCGGAGAAGCAGACGATGATAAGCGCAGACCTGTAGAAGCAACGGTCGATGGTCAGACAAAGTACGGCATTCGCCAGAAAATACTTACAAGAGGCAAGGATGATAGCTTAGATGAAGCAAAAAAAGAGGCAAAGGAAGTCCTTGATGATGATGGAAAGCCGAAAGAGGAAATCAAGGTAGTTACTATCGACATTCCTATCATCCGAAAAGGAGATATTATCCATCTTAAAATGTCAACTGGATCAGGGTATTACTGGGTAAAGGCAATTACTCATGATTGCGACAAGATGGAAATGACTATGACTTTAAAGAAAACTAAGCTGAAATCTTCGTCTTCGAAAAAGGATAACAAGAAAAAGGATGGAGATTACAGCATCGGAGATACAGTCAACTTCCATGGCGGCTATCATTATGTTTCTTCGGATGCAACGTCAGGATATAAGGTAAGCGCCGGAAAGGCGACAATAACACACAGTAATCCGGGCAGTGCTCATCCATGGTGCTTGGAAAATGTTAACTGGGCTGAGACCCATGTATGCGGCTGGGTAGACGAAGGCTCGTTTGATTAGGAGGGCATATGGCATATGACAGTAATGACGGTGTCGCACGATTAGCTGCGGTATTAGATGCAAGAATGAGAGATCATGCAGATAAGCCGCTCTGCCTTGATTTTGCAGAGATTCAGGCAGACGGCAGCCTGCTCTCGAATACATTTCCGATTCCAATTCCTAAGAGTGATTACAGAGTTTGTAGGCAATTAACTCTTGGAAAGACGGGAGATGCATTTTGCGATGTCCGGGCAGATGAACATTCTGGAAAAGCATATCTTCCGGAATCTATGCGGCAGTTGCAGGCCGGAGACAGAGTGTTGATTGCGTGGGTGCAAGACACTGCTGTTGTGATCGACATTATAACCAGACCGGTATAAGAGGACAGTATAGGAGGACATATGGCAGACAATAACTTATATCCGGTGGTGGATATACCGGAATATGAGGAAGAAAATGAAGAATATGATACAGAGTACAAGCCATCTGTGGCGTGGGACTTAGAGAAAGGAGATTTCGTTTGTAAATCTCCTTTTTGTATGCTCAAAAGCGAAGGACTTGAAGCGTACAAGATATGGTGCGTGAAGGCCGTATCAACAGAAAGATATAGTTGCCCCGGGTACGACGATGACATCGGTGCAGAGATGGAAGATGCCATGAAGGAAGAAGATGACACAGCTGTGGAACTGGCAATTGAACGTACCATAGAAGAGGCTCTGATGGTAAATCCAAGGACTGAATCCGTAGAGGACTTTGAGTTCTCATGGGAACCATCTGTGGTTTATGTGAAATTTACAGTGTACGCAATACACTGGGAGAAATTTGATTTAGAAGTAACATTGAAAAGGAGATGAGAATTTGACAGAAGAATTTGTAACTCCAGAATTTATAGATAATAGTGATCCTGATACGATCCAATCCAGGATGATGAACAATCTGCCTGTTGATATCTCTGATATGCCGGCAGATTTCCCATACGATTTCACAATGCCAACAGCGATTGAAATATCGAGGTTAATACAGTATAACCTTACCCGGACATTGATGTTGATGTTCCCGATGTGGGCTTGGGGTCAATGGCTTGATTTGCATGGTGTATCTGCAAAGGTTACACGAAAGCAGGCGAGCAGAGCATCCGGTCATGTGACCGTCGTAGGCACCGCTGGAACGATTATCGAGGAAGGGACGGTATTTTGTACAGAAGGTACGACAGATGTCGAATCTGTTGAATTTGCGACGACTGAGGAAGCAACTATACCAGAGCAGGGAACGGTTGACATACCTGTTGCGTCTGTTCTCACAGGAGCTTCTTATAATGTGACAAGAAATACTGTGACATTGCAGAAACAGCCAAACAAGAATGTTACTTCTGTGACGAATGAGAATCCTATCAGGGGTGGCACAGACGAAGAGGACGACGACACATACCGAGAAAGAATCCTTGAAAAGCTTCGCTCCGCAGAGGTTTCCTTTGTAGGATGTGACGCAGATTATGTCCGTTGGGCGAAAGAAGTATCTGGTGTTGGTTCTGCCGTGGTCGAAGCTGAATGGAAAGGACC